GTAACTCATCATCTTTCGGCAGTCGGACGGCTCGAGTTTCCAGCCAGTCTTTGGCGGCGATCCATAACTCGTCTCTCAGTCGATACGCCTGCTGATTGAGCGCATTGCTCTCTGAGACGTTGACATCAACCACGTTATAGCCAAGTTCGCGCAGACGATCGGCAACACCACCACCAAGGCCGATGCTATCGACTGCAATAACTGCAGGCTTATCCATATCCGCTTCATGGACAATTCTGCCTACAGTTCCCATCAGATCCTCGCCGCTCCAATGACGAGTTTCGATGACGACGTTCCCGCGTCTTTTACAAATAACCGATCGATCCGAGCCAAACCGCGCGACGTCCACCCCGTAGATCAGATCGGCCTGCGGATCGAGCGCAACATCTCGCGACATTGCAGCATCCACAAGATCAGCTGCAATGAGACTATCATCGTCACGTAAAGCAAACTCACCCAGGACACGAACACGATAGGCATTCGAGTTTTCGCCATACGTCGCCGAGATCTGGTTAATAAAGTCACGACTGACGAGCGGGTTGTCCATGCAACTAACGTGCATCGTCCGCCAGTCAGAGCTTAACTGATGATGCGTCTTAAAGAACAAACCAGTATTACGCGTCGGGTTGCCGATCAGGATCGTCGTCGCCGAATGGCCCGACATCGAGCCAGCCGCACTCTCAAACACCGCCTCTGGAATAGCGCTCGCCTCATCGCAAATCAGCAAGACATTCTCAGAATGGACGCCGGCTAGCGCTTCAGGACGCTCGGCAGAGCTAGTTCTCGCAGAAATGAAGCTGCTCTCAGGAGCGCCTTTTTGCACGATCCGATCCGTAAAGATCTCGATCGTCTCTCTCAGCGGTTCAGGCAGGCGGTTCGCCCAGTGCCTAACCTCAGAGAACAAAGCATCAAAAAGCTGAGCAGCAGTCGGAGCCGTACAAACCGCCTTCTGGGGCATCCGGGTTAAAAGGTGCCACAAGAGCAGCCAGGAACACGCCGTAGACTTGCCAACACCGTGGCCGGCTCTAACCGTGATCCGACGCTCACCCTTGGCGACGAGCATCAATAGCTCTTTTTGCCAGGGAAGCGGCTCCGCCTTCAGAACCTTCTCAACAAACAGCACTGGCTCGTCGCGATATGCCTTAACAAAGTCAGCGTATAAGGCCGAAATGTCGCTCATTGAGCCGACATAGCCTCACGCTCACGACGACGACGCTCAGCCATGAAATTCCGCATATACTCTTTGCGATCAGACTTAGGCTTTGCGGGCTGAATAAGTTCCGACGCCACCTCAACCGAACGCTGCTCAAGAGCGCTCACAAGCCGCTCTAGCGCCTCTACACGAGCCTCTAACTCCTGCACATAACGATGCGTCGCAGCAGCCCCGACAAAGTCCGACATAACAGCCCCTAAACACAATTCCGCCATCGGTTTGCGAAAAACGCAAAACCGCAATTTTATTTTCTATTTTTTTCAAAGACATCTGCTTGGCGGAATAGGTAGAAATCCGCACTAAGCGATCCGCGAGCCTCAGATTAGCCTTCGCTTTTTACGGAGGCGTCAATGAACCGCGTTATTCTCTTTTGCTTAGCCATTTCTCTGACAGGCTGCGCCGCTAGACAGGCGATGAACGACATAACCGCAGCCTGCACTAAAAACGGCGTCCTCTCAGCAGAATGCGCTAAGAACCACCCAGAATACTCAAACCTACCCAAAACAGCTCAGCAGCAAGTCGCTTACCGCCGGGTGCTAGAAGAACAAGTCGCCGCAAACAAGATCACGCCAGCGCAGGCCGACTACATCCAACAGGAATACGAAGCCAGGCTGCTCAACCAGCAAAACGCTCAAAACGCCGCAGCCTCACAGGCGGCTAGCAACGCTATGGCGACTACCGGAGCCGCACTAATGATCGCCGGAAGCCCGAGGCCGGTGCAGCCAATGAACACCACATGCAACGCGTTTATGGGGACGATGAACTGCCGGAGCTACTAAGACGCTTCCGCTCACGACATAGCCGCTGACGCTCAGCAGCCGTCATGGCGTTGCCAGTGGGTGGGCGGCCACGCTTCGGCATGTCACGATAATTCGGATCACTGTCACGATAATTGTCACGATAATTCGCGATACGACTATCTAACGGAGCCGTTACGCTGCGAGTACGGACGACGCGTTTTGGTTCAGGGTTGGCTTCGATAAAACGAATTGCCATTTTATTTTTCTATTTTTTTCTAGCGGTAGAGGGGGTGTGTCCCTATAGCCGGCGGCTGCGGTTCCTATGGGGGGACGGGGGGGGCTGAGCGGCCCGGTTTCCCTGGCGTTCCCGCGCTATCCCTGGGTAGCACTCACCTAACTACTTGTTCTTATTGACTTGCCTATCCCCTATTAAGGTAGGGGTTACATCAATGACGCTATGCTCAATGGCCTTTGCCTCTCGAGCCTGCTGCGTCAGATCCATCAGCACACGCGCTGCTGTAGCGCCTAGATCTGCTGTAACTTCAACCTGTTGCTTGTCACCGTATTGTTTGGGGGCAAGCCTAGCTGCTGTCCATTTAAGGCCATCCAGAGCCAACCTAGCCCTGTCTACCTCGTATTCACCAGCAAGCACCGCATCAACCAGATCAGTGATCCGATCGCCATACGTCAGGCCGCGTTCTTCAGTCGCGCGCGCGTAAAGTTCCGTAAAGCCCGCTTGCTTCCTCTTCCACTCGAACACCGTCGTGCTATCTGGCATGTCCTCATCTTCGCATACGGAGCGAAGCGATCTGCCCATAGCTATACGTCTGCAGAACTCTTTGGCTAATTCCTCCGTGTATATCGGAGGCCTTCCAGTTATCCGTCTTTCCGGCTTAGCAATGATCTTGGCTGCGATGTCTGAGATCAGCTGTGGCCTACCAGCATCTTGCTTGGCTTTCGGCTTACCGGATGTCTTGCTAGCCTTAACGCTTACCGGCTTCTTAGCTTTCCCGGCCTTTACGGCTTTCTGGGCTGAATTAGCCTCGCCAGCCATATCTACCTGCACTTGCCAGTCCTTGTAGGTTGTTGGCCTAGTTATCTAAGCTGCCCAGTAAACAACGGGCGTGATCCGAATGCCTTCAAGCCACGCGCCATCCGTATAATGCTCGTAACGGTAGAAACCTTCCCACGGATCATATTCAACATGATCCCGGAAGCCAAAAGCCCGCATCAAAGCATCGAATGCGCCGTTATCTTCGTCCATCGGCATAAAGTGGCTGCTGGCTGCAAAAGAAAAACCCGCCGGCATTTCTGCTAGCGGGTTCAAACATGATTGGAGCCATCGAACCATGTCGCGCATTTAGCGCGATTAACAGTTTTACCTGATTTGCCCGGCCAGTGCTAATAACCAGCACTTAGGCTGTGGACAACTATCTCCTCGGGCCAGCTGACTGAGCGCTGAACAGCTCGCCGTTGTTCCCGTAGAAATACGTCGTGTTACCAGCCTGTAACGACGTCCCGACGTTGTTGCCGTCCCGATCGTAATAGAACGCCGACGTTCCAGCCGACTGAGCCATGCCAATGTCCTGGCCGTTCTCGCCGTAAAAATACATTGTCTCAGCCATTGCCGGCGTCGTCAGCATTGATAACAAGATCACTAGCTTACGCATCTACCTTCTCCCGAATGACTAGATCATAGCCCATCGCGTTAATAACCGCCTGTAGCTCAGATATGCGCGGGTTACGTTCCCCTCGCCGCCATTTACGCATAGCTGACGACGTTACGCCAGCTCGTTTTGCCAGATCCTCTTGGCTCCATAGTTCTTCGTTCATCTTGCGCCAGATGAAGCGAATGAACGGATGCACAGCCCTGTCCTCAACTGGAGGCACTTTCTGGCGCTGATAGAGCTTCATTCCTTCTCTCCCAAAGCGGCGCGAGCGGGGCGGATGGATGTATAAACCCGACTGCCTTCGTCCATCGTCACGTTTTCAAGAGCGGAAACCATCTGTTTCAGCGCAGCTTCAAGAGCCGCGATGCGGGCGGCGGCTTCCTTAACCTCATCCAAGGCATACCGCTTGGCAATTACCTCAAGCCGGGTGATCAGCGCATTGGTGTCAGTCATGCCCGCTTCGCCTTGTTCTCAACCCAAGAAACGAACAGGCCAGAAGCCAGCCCAAACGCGAAGAAGCCAAGATACAGCCCGGCGTCGAACACCATCTCCGAATACGTCATTTGCTATCCTTCCGTTCCCGAATAGCCGCAGCTATCGCCTTACGCCGTTCTGCTAGCTGTATTTTGCCAACCACATACCGGCTCTCTATCGGCCAATCCTCAACCAGCTTGGCGCATAGCTCCCGCTCATCTTTGCGGATGCGCTCTACCAGCGCTTCGAACTCAGGCATGAACAGCCAGTAATTGCCGCCGCTCATCCTTTCGGCCTTTCCATGAAATCGAGGACACCCTCCAAAGCGCTAACAAGAATGCCAAGCACCCAACCGTCGCCCGCTCTGCCCTTCGGACAGCCAGCGTTGTAAAACCGCTGAGCCGTTTCATTGACGCCACGGCCCTCGCCGCAAATTTGACTCAGGATCGCGAAACCAACCTTACCCACCTTACCCCCCTTGGCGAGTGCGTTGAGCCATCCCACGGCCTCCTGAACGCGTTCTGGAAGCGGTTCTATCGCACCACCGCCATCAACCCGCGTCCGGCTGTAGTCGATAGCCTGTTGCTGGCCGATCGCAGCAGCTTCGAACCGCCGGTTGAACTCCATGCCTGCGATGCGCTGCGCCTCCGTGATCCTGCCGAGATGTGCTAACATCGCGATAGGGTGTTCCCTGACGTTGCGTACGATATGCAGCTTAGCGCCGCGCTCATACGGATCGTCCACGTCGTCAACAGCCAGGACAGCCTGCGGATATTGCTGAGCGAGGGTGACTGGTTTCTTCCGGCTCATTCGGCAGCCTCAAAGTTCTGCGGGAAGGCGCGGGCCAGATACGCTTCCAACTCAGGACTGGTGCGAACGACGTTTTTCACCTCGTGGTTGCTGCCAGCGCCGTGGCGCTCCAGCCATTGAGCCGCCTCACGACGGCCAGTCACAGGGTTTTGCTTGCCGGACGGGACATACTCATCCACGACGTTGTTGCGCTTCAGTTCGGCAAGCAGATCTTGGAACTTCTTCTGCATCCGGGCGCGTTCTTCTTCCGAGCGTTCCGGCTTATCGGGCGGAGGCAACTGCTTCCGCACCTGAATAGCCTTGTGGTTCACCTCGGCGCAGCGATCGTAGATCTCGCCGACTGATGGCGCGAACCGGGTAGCTCGACGCTTGAAAGTGTCACACGCTTCGGCCAGGACTGACGGAGAAAATGTCGATAACGTCTCCAGATAAGACGCCACCATCATCGCGCTCGTTTCCTCGTTGAGGCCCGTTGTAGACGGGAAGCACATGAACAGCTTCATCAAGATCGCGGCCTTCTCGTCCAT